AGCGTCAATTCTATTTTCAATCACAGTATAATCAAACTTCATTGGCAACATTTCGCCAACTTTTTCTGACTCTGGTGCAAAACCAACTTTACCATATTTGTAAACAATATCAGCAAATGGTCCACTAATAAGTTTTATGCCTGTAAAATCTTCACCTTGTTTTTCTACAAAGACATAATCTTCATTATGTTTAGGACTGGTCGTCTGATGTGGTTTCGGATATTTGTTCTTCGCCATACTTAAATTCTTTCTTAGCAGCCTCATCAAGTTTCTGTAAAATATCTTGTGTAAAATATTTTTCAGGTTCATTGTTTATAGTTTTACCAAATGATTTACTACCATCAGGCAACTCTATTCTTGTTGATACTTGTTTGAAAATATTATGTTTCAATGCTAAATCTAATAAACCGTAGTGTCTATCTAAACCTTTATCATAAGTTAAACGAACATCTACAACTTTATTTTCTTTTGTTAATCTTGACTTATAGTTTTTACAATGTATGATATTACCTATTATTTCTGTGCCATCTTTTTCTTTTCTTTTAGAAAGATAGACGATAGAACTAGCCGCATATTTGAGACCAGAACCACCGCCCATTTCTTTTTGAGGGAACATACTACCAACAACATCATAAGTATGGTTAGTGATCACTAGGGGAACTTTTGCCTTGCCTAGTTTTAGTGTTAATACTCTAAAGGCAGCCTTGACTATTTGTGCCCTTGTCATATCTTTAGTTTCTTTACCTGCCTGTGTATCTTCAATCTCTTTGGTTGTAGATAACATACCAAGACTATCTAATACAAGTAACAATGGTTTTCTATCTGCAGGATCTTGAGCGATATACTTATCTAATACTTGTAATGCTTGATGTCTAAACTCTTGAACAGTAGTAACTGGCATGATAACCATACGACTACTATCTATATCTCTTTCTTCAATGATATCTTTGGTAACAGCAGACTCACTTTCAAAAAATATTACACCACCATCTGGGTTTTGATCTAAAAAGTTTTTACACATACCTAATACAAAGAAAGTTTTACCTGTTGCACTTTCACCTGCAATAGCAGTTATCTTGTTTGCTGGTAGACCTCTATGAATACTACCACCTAGTAATGCATTGAATATATAAGAACCTGTATCAATAAAATCTGTTACGTCACCTGACGCACCATCTGATACTAAACTAGCATATTCGTTACCAGTTTCTTTTATAATATCTTTTAAAAAATCACTCATTTTTTGTTACCTCAACTTTATATTCTACTCTATGTTTTATTGTTTTGAAGTTACTAGCATATTCTTTTTCACGATACTCACCTCCTTCAATACAATCAGTGTAAACAGAATCTAGTTCCCATTTACCTTTCTTGCCATTGATTGTTCTTTTATATACTATAACTGTCATAACTTATTATACATGAATTATTTATTTTTGTCAAGCAAAGAACTCATCTAAATTACTTTTCTTGTATCTATCAACGTTGTGTTGATTATACTCTATCTCTTTTGTGAGAGTAAAAGGCATAACCGTTGTGTGTTTATAATCTTTATCACCAGGTTTTTTTATCTTCCACTCTAAATCTTTATCTTTAGGATAATTTAAATGCCAATCTACTGTGCTTTGTTTTAAAAATTTTCTCATCTTTTTACTTAGTGGTAGTATGTATCTAAATTGTTTACCTTTCACTCTACTTAATTTTAATTCTTCTAATTGCTTAGGGTTAGGTCTACTGCCATATTTGAAGTTTTGTGTGTTCGGTAATTTACCTTGTATGGTTCTAGGATGAACTTTCTCACCTTTTTCTGTAACATAAGTATCTGTCCATATGTAACCACCATATAAAAAATTAAATGCTTGATACACATATCCTGGTTTACCTACTAGTCCATCTGCCCAAGTAAATACATATTTTAAATCAGGCTCTTTTTTCTTTAACCAATTTACTGCAGCCGACATCATTTGTGTTTCCGAGTTTCTTTTCATACTTTCATCCATACACATTTTACCAATCTCATAATAATCTTTTGTGTCTAACATTGGAAATAATTTTTGTATCGTGTGTTTAGGTCTTGTGCCCCATCCAAAAGTGATAACACCTTTTAGTTCATCATTAACAAAATAACCACAGTAGTATTTCGTTAGTCTAGGTAATAAAGCAGAGTAATGTCTAGTGCTAGTATATTCTCCTGCTACAACTTTGTTTATTTCTTTTATCATGCAAAAAAATTATCAAGTGTTGCCTTTCTTGAATTTTTAAATAGGTCAGTTTTAGGACCAAAGCACCATACGTTCTCTATAAATATCTTGTTCATAAAATCAGCCTTTTCTTTTTCATCTTTGAATAATGTATCTGACTTTGGTCGTTGCATTATTCTCATACCTATTTGACCCATAAATTTATCTTTGAGCCTATCAACTAACTCATCACCTGAACGATATCTTTTACCTTTGACTTTTGGATCCATAATGTTTACAAACATAAACTTTGATACATTCATGGTTTTTTCTGCAACTGGTAAATAAAAATCATCACGCCATTTATCGTACTCGTCAAACTTTGCCCATGATTGATCTTCTTCATGGTCACCACCTTTGTTATATTCTTCGGTAGAGAAATATGGTGGACTTGTAAATGCACAATCTATTTGTGGTAGTTTATGATATGGCAAATCTTCAGCACCACATCGCCATATGGTCACCTTTTTAGGTTTAGGTAAAAGTTTGTTATACGAACTTATCTGTTCTTGATATCTTTGATAAGTATTAGGATTAGGATCGCAACCATAATATTCTTCAGCGTTAGAAGCAAAGAAACCTGCAAGTCTATCACCCCAACCACAACTCGTATCTAATACAGTTTTAGCATTTGTGATATCATAGATTGCTTTTGCAACAACTGGTTTAAATTGTGTTGCGATATAAGTACCTAATCTAAATGCTGATATGTAACTTTTTTCTGATAGTTCGCCACCAATAAGTCTTTCTGTTTCTGTGCCGTCAGTTTCTTTGATAACTTTCTTTTGAACACCATTGATACCACGCCATATAGGACCCATACATCTCCATATTTCTTTTGCTGTGCCTTTTTCCCAAACTTCTTTAGGTGCGTCAAAGCCATAACTACCACAAGCCAATCTTAAATCTTGCATGAAATAATTACTTACATCATTATAAGTGCTAGGTCCATTTATCAAACCAAGACCATACTCACTATATGGATATTTGTAGTCATCATACTTTTCAAAAACTTCTTTTTCAACTTGTTCTTTTGGTATGCAAATTTTATTTGTATCAAACTTTTGTAAGTCATAAAAAGTATCTCTCATGTTATCTTTGCTTATAGGTTTAAGTGGAAATACTGGCCTTTCATTGGCAATATATTCAGAAAGTGTTTCTCTAAAAACATCTTTACCATATTCTTCGTTCAGTTTTTCAAACGACTTACTATCTAATATGACAAGTTTATCTTCTCTAGCGGCGGCTATAAGACGGTCATATAGTGATTTATTATAGTTTTCTAACATATTAAAAGAATCCATCTAGTGTCGCTTGTTTTTCAAAGTTCCAGTTAATCGCATTGACAATAAATCTAAGTGGTTCTAAAAACGATTTATCAAACTGTTCATCATAGTTTACAAACTTATGTAAGTTAAATTCTTTTGGCAAAGTAGATGGGA